TTCTATTGCTAGTCAAAATGCAAATAATGTAAGTATTACAGGTGGTAATATTAATGGTGCTGTAGTTACTGGTTTAAGTAGTCCTGTTAATACAAGTGATGCTGCTACTAAGGGATATGTTGACAATGCAACCGCAGGCTTAACTGCTAAAGCTGCTGTTAGACTTGCTACCTCTGGAACAAATTTAGTTGGTACATATAATAATGGAACAAGTGGCGTAGGTGCAACTTTTACCCTTACGGGTACTGGTGCATTAACCATTGATGGTTCTGCTGTTCTTGTTGGGGATAGTATTTTAATAAAAGATCAAACCGCTGCTCTTCAAAACGGTATTTATACAGTTACTGTAGTTGGTACATCTGGCACAAGTGCGGTTCTAACTCGTAGAAGTGATTATAATAGTTCAAATAATGTTTTTGATGGTGCTTATGCAGTTATAGAAGAAGGTACTATTAATAAAGGTACTCTTTGGATAACCACTTTTACTGGGGATCAAACTTATACTATTGGTACTACTTCAATAAATTTTGTTGAATTATCAGTAGCAAACCAAACAGTCACTTTTACTGGTGATGTAACTGGTTCAGGTGCAGGAACTATACCAACTACATTAGCAACAGTAAATGCAAATGTTGGTACATTTGTTGTAATGTCAGTTAATGCTAAAGGATTAGTCACAGCAGCATCAAATTTAGTTGTTTCTGGTGATGTTAGTGGTACGTCTAGTGCAGGAAGTTTATCACTAACCTTAGGAACTTCCGGTGTTACTGCTGGTACTTTTGGAGATAATTTACATCCAGCTATTATTACAGTAAATGCTAAAGGAATTGTTACAAGTGCCTCAACTGGCACAACAACTTTAGGAACAGGTTCAGTAACTAATATAGCTACTGGTACTGGTTTAACTGGTGGTCCAATAACAAATACTGGCACTATTTCAATGGGTACATCTGGCGTTACACCAGGTACTTATATGCAAGTTACTGTTGATGCTTTAGGTAGAGTTACAAGTGCAAATACTCAAGGATATACTTGGGTTCAGATTTCAGGAACTACACAAGCTGGTACTACCAACACTGGGTACATTCCACAGAACACAGCACTAACTACATTTACATTACCTACTACTGCAAACGTAGGAGATACAATTCCTTTTGTAGGTAAAGGTACTGGTGGATGGAAAATTGCACAAAATGCAGGACAAACTATTCATTTTGGAACTAAAAACTCTACAACAGGTACTGCTGGTTCTCTAAGTTCCACAAACCAATATCATTGCGTAACTTTAGTCTGTGTTACTGCAAATACTGATTGGGTAGTTAGCAACTCTGTAGGAAATTTAATTATTATATAAATTTTATTTTGACTTTTATATGTTTTTTAGGTAATATTAAATATATAAGAAACATATAAAAGTCAATTAAAGCTAATGACTCTACAAAATAATAATGAAAATAGTTTAAGTGTTAATTCTGATGGGTTTTCTATTGGTGCAGGAACATCCACAAGAACACTTACTTTGTCTGGTGCAGATTTCCCCGTTTTATTAGCTTCTCCTTCATCTAATAATGTTTTACGATATAATGGAACAAATTGGGTTAATGGAAATACGCCTTTAAATATAACTTCTAATTTCACTTATATAAATGGAACTTTAGATTTAGGAACTTCTTTAACAGTTTCTACTAATCAATTCACCATTTTAGGAAATTCTAATTATGGATTACTCCATTTAGTGTCAAGTGGAACTAATCAAGAAGCAAGTGTTAGTTTTTGGTCTAATAATGTTGGTTCAAATGGTAGTGGAGCTTGGGATGTTGGAGCTAATGTGGTTCCTAGTTTATCTGGAACTGGAAATCTTAGTATTTTCAATTCTGGCTTGGGTGCTTTTTCATTAATTATTAATGCAAATAATAATTATATTTCCATAGGAAAACAAGGTTCTGCTTCTTATCCATTAGATGTAAACGGAACAATCAATACCTCTAGTATCTATTCTATAAATGGAACGGCAATACGATTAGAAAATTTAGCCAATGTTGTGACAGTTAATGAAACTATTGGTGATGAGTTAATGTTCAATGGAACAAATTGGATTAATTCACCAAATTTATCAACAAGCTCTTCAGGAACAAGTACTACATCATCAACCACATTTCAAAACAAAATTAATTATACAACTGGAAGTTTGCAGCCAGGAATTTATCAAATTGGATGGAGTTACATATATAGTTATTCAACAGTTGCGAGAAATTTTGCAGCACAAATATTAGCAAATTCTGGCACAGTCTATACCCATACATCATCGACAAATACTGGTGCTTTAGGTGCAGGTGCGGTAGGTAATTTGCCATCATCTGGCTTTGTTAATTATACATTAGCTTCTAGTGGTACGTTAAATGTACAATTAATGTATGCTGCAACAAATACTGGTGATACTGCAACGATTGCAAATGCTTATCTTGAAGTTATGAGGATACAATAAAATGCTAACTTACGAATTTAATTGGCTTAGCTTTCCTATAGATTTGGATAAATTAACAGCTTATATGATAGCAAATTGTACTAATTATAACAGTATGACTTGCAATGATTCTGGTTGTACAATTAACTTTAATACAGATTATTCTACTTCAGACATTACCATATTAACAAATTATTTAAATGGTTTGACTTCTGCTAATGAAGCTACTTCTATTGCGTTAAATAATATCACCAATGAAATTAATAATTATCGAGATGGTGTTTTATACAATGGTTTTACTTATACTGATGGTTTAGTGTACGACAGCGATTCGGTAAGTATGACAAATGTCACTGCTACATTGACAATAATTAATTCAGGTATAACGCTCCCATCTACTTTCACTTGGAGAACTGCTAATAATAGCAATCAACCTTATTCAAATTCTACATTTATTGCTTTTGCTGGAGCAATTTTTATGTGGGCAGAAGAAGTTTATGCAGCAAGCTGGACACATAAAGCTAATATTGCTGGATTATCCACAGCAGATGCTATTAACTCATATAATTATAAAGCTAATTGGCCAGCTAATAATTATAATTTATAATTTTTTTAACGTCTCTACTATAATTTTCTATTTTGTGATTAACTAATAAAGTATCTTTAAGATTAAATTTTTTTATTAGCGGTTTATAGAGGTGTTTAATTAAAAGATATAATATAAAAGGGAAAATTATTTTTCTAAATAATTGTATTTTTGATTCTTCTTCAACTGTTTTTTTCCAAATTATATAGGTTTTTCCAATAGATATAAAACCAAAAAAGTTTAGTGGAAGTAATGGCACTATATCATATTTTCTATTAATGTGAATTATTCTTTTTTCATTTATATCTAATTCTTGATGTGCTATAGAGCAGAATGAACCAAAATAAATTCCTTTAGACTTAGGTATTCTTAAATTTGCTATTTGTCCACAAGCTCCCCCCAAGCTATGACCAGTAAAAATTATTGATTTATCTTTATGTAAGTTTAGATAATCTAATATATCATTCCATACTAAATCTAAATGATTAGCTGCTCCAGCATGTATAATTAGGTTAGCCTCTTTCTTTTTTAATATATCAATATCATCTATAATATCAGAAATTTTATTATATTCCGTGCCTCTAAATGCAATATAGACATTATTACCTTGCGTACAACAAGTAATATGTGCATTATCCCTTCTAATAATAGAAATATTATCAAAATTATTTTTAATCAAATATCTTTGTTGTGTTTTAGGATAATAATAAGAAACCCTGCAAATTTGCACACAATTATATAAAAATTTTTTATCACAATCTATTTTACTAATTTTCTTTGTGAACATTCTTGAAATAAAATTTTCCATAATTACTTACCTAATCTATTTGAAATATTTACAGAAAAATATTGATAAATCAAAAGAATTGTGTTATATTAAAAGATGGGAAACTATTATGATAAGGAACAAAATATATGCCACCTAAAAAAACAAATATTAATACAGATTTAACTGATAAAGAAAAAATTGATCTATGGCTTAAAACAAATGAGGCATCTAAAATAGAAAAAAATGTACAAGGTGATGTTGTACATAAGAGATACCCATTAAGAAAAAAGAAAAAGCCACAAGTTGTAATAGAATAGGAAATATTTTAAATGAAAACTTGGTATAGGATCATCAAAAACGATTTAACTTTAATTCCTGATTGTCTTGAATATTATAATGAAGAATATATAGAAGGAAAAAAAGAGATAAAATTGTTTGGAAATATTGAAAAAGCAAGTTCTTCAATACCTCATATTGTAGAACATAGGTTTAGTCAATTACAAGATATTGAAGCTATTTTAGAATATCTTAATATTCAATATAGAAAAACTCGTAGCGATGTTTTTCAAAAATGGTTTGAAAATCAAAAATCAGCTAGATCATTGACTGCAAGAGAATGTGAAAAATATGTTGATAGTGATTCATATGTAAATGATATTGCTGAACTAATTAATGATGTTGCATTAATAAGAAATCTATATCTAAGTTTGATGAAAGGCATAGATGCAAAGTCATGGCAAATAGGAAATATTACTAGATTACGAGTAGCTGGCTTAGAGGATGCTAGCTTAAATTAAATTATTCTAAATATTGAGAAAAATCTCCAAGATAAGTTACTTTACCTTTTCCTGATTGCTTTAATCCTTTTTTAACAGATTCAAGAGCTTTTTTGTTTTTATATATCCATTGTTCTCTAAAAGGAATTTTCTTAGAAATTTTTAATTGTGATATAAGAAATTTGATAATTTTTTTCATAAATTTATTTACCCAAAAGCATCTAATGAACTTACCTTAACATGTCCTTCGTTTCCATTGGAACACACAAATCCATTATAAACAACTCGTGATAAAACTTTTTTATAGTAATTTTTATGTTCTTCATTTCTGGATATTAACCAAAGACAATCTTTACCATCCCTATATAATCCAGTTTTACTGAATTTATGAGTGACGCTATCCTCATTAAAATTCATACCCTTAAATACTGCCCTATCCGTTCCATTATTAGGATATGATAATAGCTGAGCATAGATTTCATCATTTTTTATATTGCTAATGTACCAAAGACCACCGTAAATGCACTTTACAATATCACTCATATTAAACATAATTTATTTCCTTAATTAATTAATTTTTTATGTTTTGTGTCATAAAAACGATAGCAATTTTTTCTTAATGCAAGATTTCCATTTTTATCATAAACTAAGACTAATTTATTGCCATCATTGACATCTTCTTCTTTGATGTAAAATTTATTTGATATTTTAATCATAAAAATTACCTAAATTTCTAAAATATTACCATTTATATTATAAATGTCAAGAGTTATCTTTTATCTATTAATTTTTTTATTCCCATTTTTTTATTAAAGCGTCTTTTACCACTTCTAAAGTTGGTGGTTGAATCGTTATAATTAAAAATTGGTAATCTTCAATAGCACTTCTGAATATTGGCTTAATATCAGAAAATTTTTTACCTTCAAATCCTGGTAAAAAATTCGTAGCACTTAATGCAAATTCATTGTTTAAAAACTGATGAACTGAAGCTATCAATTTTCTTCCTTTTGTAATGATTTTAGCTCCTTTGTTATCTTCAAATGTGTAGATAATAGGTAGAGGTATTCTCATCAATATTGATTGAATCACTTCAGATTTATAAAGCTTATCTTTGAGATTTGTGATAGGTTGATCAAAAATCAATCGTTCGTTTTTGATCATTTCATCAAGTTTAAAAACAGAAATATAGTCTTTACTACTTCTTACACGATTTATCTTTTCAGACATAAAAATTACCTAAATCTTATTTATTATAATATTAATATTACCATTTTTATTATAAATGTCAAGAGCTATCTTTTTTAATTTTGCATTTTCTATAAAAATATAGTACATTATTATAAAAGAATAATAAAGGAGAAATAAGTTGGAACTTTTTCATGTAACAGAAGATATTACGTTTAGTATCCCTTTCGACACTAATACTGTATCAGTTTCAGTTCAAAAGCCAAGAGATAAATTAGATGTAAAAAGTATCTACGTTTCAACTGGTGCATGTATTGAGATTTTTAAATCACAGATTCAAGCAACACCACAAGAAAATCTGCCTAAAGATTTCAAATTTAAAATTTTAGACAAAGCAACAAAGAATAAAATATTTGGAATTAAGAATTTTCCTAGATTTTTAAGCAATTTCGATAGTAGTGTTTTTGAAAGTGAATATGCTTATACGGATCCAACTAATTTTAAAACTATTCCCACTACTCCTTTTATTCCTTTAGAAGAAAAAATAAAAGATATTAATAAAGATGAAATAAAAGTTTTTATTATAAATGGCATGGGTACAGGATTAGGAGACGGTATCGTTGGACTTACTGCTTTAAATATTTTCTATAAAAGACTAGAAAAAAAATATAAAAGAATAACTATAGATATAGGTCAGCCTAGTATTATTGGAGATTCTAGTCATAAAGATTTATATAGTCAAGAATCCATTATCAATAATTTAAGTTATCTTCCCATAACCGTAGAAAAACTTTTAGAATATGATTTAGTTATGGATAATTCAGCAATGATTATTCGTGACAATTTTCCAAAAAACACCATGTTGGATTTCTTTTTGGAAAATTTGAGCATAGATAAAAATTCAGTACCATTAAAAGAAAAACAAAATTGGTTACAACTTAGTTCAAATGCTCTTGCTGCGTTAGAAATGCCTTTTAGGTTAGCAAGGCAAAATAGCTATTTGGATTATCGTAATAAAAATAAATTAATTCTACTCCATACTTCAGCGAGTAGTCCAATACGCTCTATCCCAAGAGATAAAATTAAGCATATTATAAAAAATATCATTGATACAGACAAGGATTACATAGTAATTACTTGGGAAAATTTGGATGATGTCATTAAAGAAATTAATGATTTGCTTGGTCCAAAAAAACATAGGCATATAAATTTTAATTTTTTAAACAGTAGTTTTGACAGATACGTTGCAGCAATAAGTAAAATTGATGCTTTAGTAACTATTGATACCAGTAGTTACCATATAGCCAACTCATTCAATAAACCATCTATTGTTTTGTTTTCTACTATAAATCCTGAATTAAGAATTTCTAATTACCCACTATGTAAAGCGATTGAAGTTAAAGCAGATAATACGTTAGATGGTATTCACGTTTCAGTGAGTGAAGAACATTTAGCAAAAAATAATAAAAATTGGGAAAATTTTAATATAAAGCAAATAGGAACAGAGCTTAAAACTTTATTGAAATTAAAAAACAAAGAAGAATGTCCTATTATTATATGTCCTACTTGCGATAGAGATTTATCAAATAATAGACCATCTGATAAACTTGGAAATAAGGAATTATTTTATTGTGATAGATGTCACTATGAATTTAGAAATAATAAAAATATAGATTTTTCTTATCATAACAATAATATAATTGAGAACGCTAAATTACAAAATTTAGATTTAAGACTTAAAGAAGTAGTCAAAGAAGAAAAATATAAAACAGTTATTGATTTTTTGCAAACTTTTAAAGGACATAACCTAAACCTACTTGATTATGGATGTGGAATTGGTGATTTAGTAAGAATTTCTACCAACTTAGGATATATCGCCTGTGGTTACGATACAGATAAAAATATAATAGAATTTGGAAAAAATTTCTATAATCTTCAAAATCAATTATTTTACACTGATAATACATTACTTGGAAAATATGATGTAATAACTTGTGTTGAAACATTAGAATTTAATGATTATCCAGTTGAAATAATTAAAAAATTATCAAGTCAATTAAAAGATGATGGTTTTTTGGTTTTAGTGACTAATAATTTAAATACGGCAGAACATAATTTAGGGATTAAAAATAGATTAATATATACAAATGAGATTGCTGCTTTTGTAGATAGACATAGTATAACCTCTCATAAAGAATTGGTAAGTACAGTATATGATTTGAGTCCACTTTATCAAAAATCTTCTGAAGTCAACAGTAATATTATAGAGCATTTAAGATACCCTATGCCAAATGTTACTGTAAATGTGAATGACCAGATTGTAACGATTGATGGAAATAATTTAAAAGCATTTACCCATGAATTTTATGCTCCCTTAGCAAAGGGAATTGAAAATGGTGGAAAATTTATAACCACTATTTTCCAAAAACATAAAGCAATATAGCTTGACAATCATTACATTTCGTGCTATTCTTTATTATAAACAAAAATAAAGAGTGTTTTTATGCGGAAACTTTTAGTAACTCGTGGTATTCCTGGTTCTGGGAAAAGTACTTGGGTTAAAAATCATAACCTTGAGGCTTGGACAATAAGTCCAGATTCTTTAAGATTGCTTTTTAGAAGCCCTGCATTTAATGAAAATGGGAAATTTTCTATAGATAGTGCAAATGATCGCAGAGTTTGGGAATTACTATACGAATTACTAGAAGAAAGAATGGAAAGAGGCGAATTTATTGTAATAGATGCCACTCATAAAACTAATGGCGATTTTGCTAAATATCAAAATTTAGCCAGTAAGTATCAATATCAAATAGCTTGCGTTGATTTTAGTGGTGTAGAATTAGAAACTTGTTTAATTCAGAATGCCAAAAGAGAACAATATAAGCAAGTTCCAGAAATTATTGTTACCTCTAATTATGATAAAATAGTTAAAAACAATCTACCAAAAAATATTTTAGCTATTGATCCTAATGATGATAAAACATTAGATAAATTCTTATCGCTTCCAAACGTAAATTTAGATAATATGAAAAAAATTCATATTATTGGTGATATTCAAGGATGCTATACCCCTCTTAAAGAATATTTTACTGAAGGATTAAAGGCAGATGAATATTACATTTTCACTGGCGATTATATTGACAGAGGTATTGAAAATGGTGAAACCTTAGAGTTTATAATGAAAGTAGCTCAAAATCGTAATGTTACTATGCTTATGGGAAACCATGAAAGGCATTTAGTTCATTGGGTTGCTGATATGAAATGCAAAAGTGATGAATTTAAAAACCATACTTTACCACAATTAATAGAAAAAAATATTACTAAAGAACAAGTAAAAAACTTTTTATTTAAACTTAGAGATGCGTTTGCTTTTAACTATTTTGGAAAAAACTATATTTGTACACATGGTGGTTTAACTTCTATACCTTCAAATGAGTTACAAAAATTTTCTTTGATTACATCAAAATCATTTTGGAATGGCGTAGGAACATATTCTGGCTTAGCAGATGCACAATTTTCAGAAAATACTAACCAATGGACGCAAATTCATGGTCATAGAAATACCCAAAATTTAAAAATACTAGCTTCGCAAAATAGTTATAATTTAGAAGGTGGTATAGAATTTGGTGGAGAATTGCGAATAGTAACTATTGATAATGCTGCCGTAACTCCTATTGAAATTCCTAATTTAGTCTATAAAAAATTAGAACAAAGAGTTAAATCAGAAAATAACAACATAATTGATCCTCTAAATGATTGTCTATGGTTCAATGAAGTGATACATTCTACTAAAATTTCAGAAAAACTATGGAATGAACTCAATAACCATAGTTTAATAAAAGTTAAAAAATTAACTGATACACCTCATATTTCAAGTTTTAGCTTTACTAGAAAAGCATTTTATGACAAATCTTGGGATGATATTAATGTAAAAGCTCGTGGATTGTTTATTAATGAAAAGCAAGAGATTTGCAGTAGGTCATATAATAAGTTTTTTAACTTAGATGAAAACGACAGTCATAAATTGGTAAATTTGGAAAAAATATTAAAATTTCCATTAACAGTAATGCTTAAAGAAAACGGATTTTTAGGGATAGTAGGATATGATAACATTACAGATAGCTTGTTTATTTCTAGTAAAAGTACAAATGATGGTTCTTTTGCTGAAAAATTTAGAGAGATTTTCAACGAAACGCTTGATAAAAGTCAGCAACAAACATTAAAAAGAGCTTTGAAAGATCAAAATGCTTCTGCTATATTTGAAGTAATCGATCCTAATTTTGATCCTCATATTATTGAATATTCTGAATCTAAGATAATCTTATTAGACATAGTATCCAGAACTGAAAATTTCCGTAAGGTAGACTATAAAACTTTGGTTTCTATAGCTAAAAAACTTAATTTAGAACATAAGAAACAGGTGTGCGTTTTTAGAGATTTTAAAAGTTTTAATGGTTGGTTAGCTAACCAATTATCTGATAACGAAAAAAGAATAGAAGGTTATGTAATTGAAGATGCGAATGGGTTTCATTTCAAGATAAAAATGCCTTATTATAATTTTTGGAAAGAAATGAGAAGCATTAAAGACAAAATCATTACTATGCGTGAAAAAGGGGTAGAAGTTAAAGTTTCTCAACGAAACCCTACAGATTTAGGCAATAAAGTAATTAGTTTTCTATTAACTCAAGATAAAGAATTCTTAAAAAACGATATAATTACCATTAGAAAAGAGTTTTATAAACTTTAATATTTGACTTGTACCAAATAAAAAGGTAATATTAAAGAATAAGGCTTGAAATTATTATTTTTAATTAACAAAAAGGCGGCTTACATGACGAAAAATATATTTAGTGATTTTGAAAAAACCTACAGCAAAAAACATCAAGTTGAGATGAGTATTCAGGAATACTTAGAAGGCTGTAAAAAAGATCCAAGTATGTACGCAAGTCCAGCAGAAAGACTTTTGAAGAGTATAGGAAATCCAGAAATAATCGATACAAGTAAAGATTTACGATTGAGCAGGATTTTTAGTAATAGAACTATTAAAGTATATCCAGCTTTCAAAGATTTTTTTGGAATTGAAGAAACTATTGAAAGTATTGTAGGATTTCTTCGTCATGCTGCTCAAGGGTTAGAAGAAAAAAGGCAAATTCTATATTTGCTTGGACCAGTAGGTTCAAGCAAAAGTACATTGGCTGAAAGAATCAAACAACTAATTGAAGAACACCCAATTTATGTACTTAAAACTAAAAATGAATTGAGTCCAATTTTTGAAAGCCCTCTTGGTTTGTTTAACAAACATAAATTTGGAGAACAATTAGAAAAAGAATATAAAATACCAAAAAGGTATATTACTGGTATTTGCAGCCCTTGGGCAACTAAACGCCTTGGGGAGTTTGAAGGAGATTTGTCACAGTTTTCAGTAGTGAAACTTTATCCAAGTCAGCTTGAACAAATTGCAGTAGTAAAAACTGAACCAGGAGATGATAATAACCAAGATATTAGTAGTTTGGTTGGTAAAGTAGATTTGAGAAAACTAGAAGAGCTTTCACAAAATGATTCAGACGCTTATAGCTATTCTGGTGCATTGTGCAGAGGTAATCAAGGAATACTTGAATTTGTTGAAATGTTCAAAGCTCCGCTTAAACTTTTGCATCCTTTGCTTACTGCCACACAAGAAGGAAACTATAAAGGCACTGAAAATATACCAGCAATTCCTTTTACCGGTATGATTCTAGCACATAGTAACGAAAGTGAATGGCAAAATTTTAAAAATAACAAAAACAATGAAGCATTTATTGATCGTATTTGTGTAGTCAAAGTTCCTTATTGTCTTCGTGTTGATGATGAAATTGAAATTTATAAAAAATATCTAAGTCATACAGATTTAAGTTCTCATCCTTGTGCACCACAAACTCTCGATATGCTTGCTAAATTCACAGTTCTAAGCCGCCTCAAAGAACCTGAAAATAGCAAGCTCCCTTTAAAAATGAGAGTCTATAATGGTGAAAACCTTAAAGAAGTTGAAGCAAGAGCTAAAAGCTATCAAGAGTATCGAGAAGCTGCTGGCGTAGATGAAGGTATGAGTGGTATTAGCACACGTTTTGCTTTCAAAGCGTTGAATAAAACTTTTAATTATGATACAGCAGAAGTTGCAGCGGATCCTGTGCATTTGATGAATGTACTAACTGATAGCATTAAGCAAGAACAATACCCAAGTGATTATGAAGAAAAATTAATTGGGTTGATTAAAGAAGAACTAGCTCCAGAATACACTAAATGGCTAGGTAAAGAAATTCAAAGAGCATATATTGAAGAATATCATGGTTATGCACAAAATGTTTTTGAAAAATATGTAGCTATGGCAGATGCTTGGAACCAAGAAAATGATTTCAAAGATTTTGATACTGGAAATATGCTTGATAAAGAAAAAGTCAATCAAGAGTTAGAAAAAATTGAAAAACCAGCAGGAATTGCAAACCCTAAAGATTTTAGACAAGAAATTGCTAGTTTTTGTCTAAGATACCAAAGTAAAAACGCAGGAAAATTACCTGTTTGGACTGGTTATGAAAAAATGAAAGAAGTTATAGAACATAAAATGTTTTCTACTATTGAAGATATTTTGCCAGTTATTAGTTTTGGTACTAAAAAAGATAAGAAAACAGAAAACGATCATGCTGGATTTGTCCAACGTATGACTGATATGGGTTATACAGAAAGACAAATTAGAAGACTTGTCGAATGGTATGTGCGTTCAAGAAATAGTAGATAGAATGAAAAAATAGAGAAGTTATATTGATTATAACTTCTCTAACCTTACAATTAAAATTTTTTGGTAATGTCCAATGACAACAACTACTATTATAGATTCAAGAAGCAGTCATAACAAAAGCAAAAATGCTAATAATAGAAAACGCTTTATTGATCGTGTTAAACAGCAAGTTAAAGAAAGTGTTAGTGATAGCATTAGAAAAGATAAGCTATCTGATTTAGCTAAAGGTGACAAAATAAAAATAAAAGTTAAAGATACTACAGAACCAAAATTTGGTCAAGATACTAATACTGGAAAAAATAATATAATATTACCTGGAAATAGAGATTTTAATAAAGGCGATAATATTCAAAGACCACAAAATGGCAAAGGCGGAAAACCTAAAAAGGGTGGTCAAGGAGAAGATTACGATGATGGCATAGAGTTTTTATTAACTAAAGAAGAATTCTATGATATTTTGTTTGAAGATTTAGAATTACCAGATCTTGTTAAAAAAGATATAGCAGGAACCACTGTATTTCAAACTGAAAGAAAAGGATTTACTACTAGTGGCAACCCAAGTAACTTAGATATTATTCGTTCTAGTAAAAACGCTATGGGAAGAAGAATAGCATTAGGAAGAATAGGAAAAACTAAACTTAAAGAATATCAGACAGAACTTTTTTCTTTGTTAGAAGAACCTGCCAAGAATAAATTAAGAATTTCAGAATTAGAAGAACTTATTAGGCGTGCAAAAGCAAAACAAGCTGCTATTCCTTATATTGATCCTTTAGACGTTAGATATAGAAAATTTGATAAAACTCCAAAACCAATTACTAATGCAGTAATGTTTTGCCTTATGGATGTCAGTGGAAGTATGGGCGAAACGGAAAAAGATATTGCAAAAAGATTTTTTCTACTTTTATACTTGTTCTTAACTAGAAAATATGATAAAGTAGAAGTAATATTTGTAAGACATACTACAGAGGCTCAAGAAGTTGATGAAAATAAATTTTTCTATGATAGACTCAGTGGAGGTACTGAAATAAGTTCTGGTTTAACGCTAATAAATGAAATTATTGATTCTAGGTTTGACATAAGCAAAACTAACATTTATGTAAGTCAAGCAAGTGATGGCGAAAATTGGGATGCAGATAATTATAATTGTTTTCAACTATTAAAAGATAAAATATTACCAAAAGTACAATATTATGCTTATATTGAAATTTTAGAAAATATGCCTGGTAGATTTTACAATTCAAATGATGATGCTTTGTGGGCAACTTATCAAAAATTAGTAAATCAATTTAATCATTTTAAAACTAGAAAAGTATATGATAAATCACAGATTTTTGATGTATTTAAAGAACTATTTGCTAAAAAATCTTTAACTTTAAAGTAAGATAAATGAAAAAAAATATAACAGACAATAATGAATGGACTTTTGAAAAACTTGATTTTTTTTCAAAAGAAATAGAAAAAATAGCAAGAGAAGAATTAGAACTTGATCCATATCCAATTCAAGCACAAATTATATCAGCAGATCAGATGATTGATTCTTATGCTTCTCACGCTCTCCCAGTTCATTATGAACATTGGAGTATTGGTAAAAAGCATATTATTGAATCAAATAATTATGAAAAAGGTAAAAGTGGGTTAGCTTTTGAAATTATTGCTAATACCAATCCTTCTATTGCCTATCTCATGGAAACAAATACTAATGTAGTTCAGGTATTAGTATTAGCACATTGTATGGGACATTCACAATATTTTAAGCATAATTATATGTATAAGCAATGGAGTCAAGCAGATTTTATCGTAGAATATATGAAATTTGCTAAAGATTATATTAAACAATGTGAGAATAAATATGGTTTAGAAGCAGTAGAAAAAACTTTAGATGCAGCTCACGCTTTGCAATATAATGGAATTGACAAATATAAAAGAACAAATAAAACTTCAAAACAATTAAAAGAACAAACCCTTGCTAGACAAAAATATAACCAAACGTCTTATAATAGCTTATGGGATAATATATTTTCTACTAAAAATAAGTTAGATAGTATTAAAACTCCTAACAAATTAAAAGAATTAAATGCACAATATAAATCTCAAATACTTCCAAGACCAGAAGAAAATTTATTGTATTTCTTAGAAAAAAATAGTCCAGTACTACAGACTTGGCAACGTGAAATATTAAGAATAGTAAGAAAAATAAGTCAATATTGGTGGCCAGCTATGTCAGACAAGGTTACTAATGAAGGGTTTGCTTGTTTTACGCATTATTACATTATGAATCGGTTATACGAAAAAGGATTTTTAACTGATGGTGAAATGATTGAATTCTTTAGCAATCATGCAAATGTAATTTTACAGACTTTTCCAGATTTTAGAACTGAAGATGAAAAGAAAAGAGATAGAGCAAGAGGTAAAGCGGAACCATATGCTTATAATGGAATAAATGTTTATGCTTTAGGGTTTGCAATGATGCAAGACGTTAAACGCATTTGTGAAAATCCAACTGAAGAAGATAAAAAATGGTTTCCTGATTTGATTGGGAAAAATTGGAAAGAAGTCATTATTCACGACATTGTACCAAATTATAGAGATGAAAGTTTTATTAGACAATTTTTAAGTCCTAAAGTAATTAGAGATTTTAAATTATTTGCTATTCAAAGCGATGAAGAAAATCCTAATTATTATGATGTTTTAGATATTCATAACCAAGAAGGATATAAAAATGTTAGAAAAATACTAGCAGATTCATATGATATTAATACTAAATTAGCAAATATTCAAGTAACGGATGTAGATTTTACTGGAGATAGAAAATTAACTTTAACTCATTATACAATAAATGATCAGCTATTAAATGATGATGTACTTAATGTTTTGCATTATGTAAAAGAACTTTGGGGATTTGACGTAACACTAAATACAGTAAATCGTCAAAATGAAACTTTAGAAAATTTTGATACAGAGAATTAAGGATTTTATATGCTTTATTTGCTTTTAGTCTTTTTAATGAGTTTTATGTTATGTAGTCTCATATTGCTTGGGATAGTCATATTTGTGAATAGAGCTATAAAAAAAGATTTGATATTAAAGAAAAAAATTTTTGAAGAACACGATTGCACAGCTCCCCATGTTTCAGAAAGTTATGTAGTAAAAGGCGGCATGAATGATCCTGTTTCTGGAATCAAAAAACGACCTGTACCTCCAAAAAAATTATTATAAAAATTTTTCTTGACTTATGAGTTTTATGTGCTAAGATTAAACTGTTAGTTCAAAAAATAGGAGTTTTTATGATATATTCAGGCGATTTGGAAATAGGAAAAAATGACAAAAAATGATTACAGTCACATTACTGAAGTGACAGGTGATCTTTTAATTTGTAAAAAAGGTCAGCTTACCCAACATTAAAAAAGTGGCTAAATAACTTTATATTTTTGTTAACGCTGACCTACCTGCTCTTACTAATGTAGGAGGAGTCATTATTATTGATGAAGTAGATTTAATTGCACCTAAACTTAAAGTGGCTTAAATGAACATTTGTACCCTTAGCTCAGCAGGATAGAGCATCAGCCTTCTAAGCTGAATGTCGTGGGTTCGACTCCCTCAGGGTACACCAACCTTACAAAAATTTTGATAGTGTTAATTTCAAATGCTTAATAGCTTAATTATGATTATTTATGAAGTTGGAAACTATACAATAATCTCTTAGCTATCACCATCATAAATACATGAAGTTTTTGTTACAATAGGATTAAGTATGGATTTTCTGGAAATCATTCAGCAACGGGGTTTTCTGCATCAGGTAACGGACGAAGCGACATTAAAACAGGCATTTACACAGCCTGTTACTGCCTATATTGGTTTTGACTGTACGGCTGCCAGCCTGCATGTCGGTAGTCTGATGCAGATTATGGTGCTTCGCTGGCTGCAAAAATGCGGACATCGCCCTATTGCCTTAATGGGAGGAGGCACGACCCGTATTGGGGATCCTTCAGGAAAGGATGAAACCCGCAAGCTCCTGAATGACGAAGATATTGCTACGAATATGGCAGGCATTAAAAAAGTATTCGGTAATTTCATCCAGTTTGAACAGCAGGGCGGTAACGCCCTTATGGTGGATAATAATGACTGGCTGAAAGACATTAACCTGATTAATTTTTTACGGGATTATGGCAGGCATTTTTCCGTCAACCGCATGTTATCCATGGATAGTGTGAAATTGCGGTTGGAACGTGAACAGAATCTCAGTTTCCTTGAATTTAACTATATGGTTATGCAGTCTTATGATTTTGTGGAGTTAAATCAGCGGTTTGATTGCCGTTTGCAGATTGGTGGCAGTGACCAGTGGGGTAATATTGTCAACGGGGTGGAGCTGCATCGCAAGGTAAATACTGGAAAGCCTGCCGTCTTTGGCTTAACCACTCCGCTGATTACCACCGCTTCGGGAGCGAAAATGGGCAAAACGGCGAGCGGTGCGGTGTGGTTGAATCCCGATTTCCTTTCCCCCTTTGATTACTGGCAATTCTGGCGAAATACGGAAGATGCGGATGTGGGTAGATTCCTGCGATTCTTTACCGAATTACCGCTCGACGAAATTAACAAGCTGGAAGCCTTGCAGGGTGCAGAAATTAACGAAGCCAAGAAAATACTGGCGAATGAAGCAACCAAACTGGCTCACGGGGAAGCAGCAGCACTTGCAGCCGCCGAAACGGCACGACGTACCTTTGAAGAGGGAACAGCGGGAGCGGATTTGAAAACTTATGAGGTGGAATCAGAGCGATTGGAGGCAGGTATTCCAGCCTCCCAACTGTTTCATGAAGCAGGGTTAAAGGAGAGCAAAGGAGAAGCAAAAAAACTGATTGAAGCAGGCGGAGCCAAAGTCAATGACGAAAAAATTACGGATGTCCGACTGCTAATTACTAACAAATATGTATTGCCTGAAGGCTATATTAAATTGACAGCAGGCAAAAAAAATCATTTATTGATAAAGGTTAAAAATTCAAATAAATATAATTCATAAGCTAATTCCGTTAGGGTAAAGAAATGAAGTTATTGGATTTATTTGAGTCAGTTAAAGAAGCTGTTTTATATCATGCAACAAATTTGGAATGTATTAGTAATATACTAACTTCAAATAGTTTAAGAGCAGATACTAATCATATTGAAAGTCTTATAAATCCAAGTTTAAAAAGCAACAAAATGATTTCTGGTGTCAGTCTTACTAGAGATAAAAAATTTGCTGATGAATGGGCAGACGTTATTCTTGTATTAGACTTAAATAAACTAAGACAAAATTATAAAATTAAGCAAGTTTCATATTTTAATGATGGTGAAACCGTTGACCGTACTGAAAGTGAAGAATTTATTATTGGTAATATCAATAACTTAGATCGTTATCTTGTTGATATATATTTTCCTAAGAGATTAGAAAAAAATTATACGAATATTGCATGGGTCGAAAAAAATATAAAACCATACCCAAAAGAATACGAAGGCTGGAAATCATTAGCTAACAATAAATTTTTTAAGAATAAAATTAATGAAAGTCTATTAGAATCAAAAAGTGCAAATCTTTATCATTCGACAGCTATAAGACATGCTATAAAAATAATTGAAGAAAATTATATAAAAGATGCAACACCGCATATAATTAATGATAAAACACAAAATGGCGTTTCCCTTACTAGAGATATAAACTTTGCAAAATTATGGAAAACTGATTATATTCGTGTTATATTCTGTTTTGATCAACAAAAATTATCTCAAAGATATAAAATATTACCTATTGATTATTTTAGCATAAATGACATAGATGAAGCAGGCAATGATGATATAATTGCTGATGAATTCAGAAGGAGAGACAAATATGCAGAAGCAGAAGAATTTGTAATTGGTGCTATATCGCCTGTAGATAAATATTTGAAAGCAATCTATATAACACAAGACTGTAAAAAATATCTAGAAGATGGTACTAGAAGTAGTAACCCTAGCGTAATTTTAAATCATCCAAAATTAAGAATTATTGACAATAAAATGGGTGTAAGAGTCAATGAAAGCAATAATCAATTAGAATTTCAAGAAAGAATGATAGCAGCTCAAGAATTAAAAGATAAAGTAATCGAAACTCGCCAAAAATTACAAATTGATGGAAATGGCTATATTACTTTATACCATGCAACTAGCGAAAAAAATGCTCAATCTATTATGAATAATGGAAAGTTTCATAGCCAATCTTTTTTTGCTCCATCAAAGGCTCAAACTTTACCTCATGCAAGGCCAAAACATGGTAAAGATACAATAACAATTTCAATAAAAGTAGATCCAAGAGATATTGAATTTAGTACAGGTACTGGTGAATTTTACTGTCCGCATGAACTTATCCGCAATGAATATGGCATTTGGGAAACAACTTCTCTATGAAAGTTAAAGAATTACTAGAACAATTAACTATCTTAAATGAAAATAACAGAGCAGATATTTACCATTCGACTCCTTATTATCATGCAATAAGCATTTTACAAACAAATATTATGCGAGCAGAAACCTCTCATAAAATTAATGGTAAAAAAGTTTATGGATGTTCTTTTACTAGAGATTTAAACTTTGCAAAAAATTGGGGGTTTAGAAGTAATTTGCCTATAATTTTTGATGTGGACTTTAACAAATTAAATCAAAATTATAAGATTACACCAATAAATTATTTTAATCAATCTATTCCAAATGATAAAGAATCTGCAATTTTAAGACAAGGTGCTGAAGCAGAAGCAGAAGAATTTGTAATTGGCAAAATATCTAATTTTAATAACTATTTAAAAGAAATTTTAATTACAAAATTAACTCATATAGCTTTACTTGATTTAAAAAACAACGGTGATGATATTGATGATAATAATATTTTAAGAGCCGATCTTTACACTATTTTAAATCATCCAAAATTAAGAATTATCAATTAAATCTTTATTTTTGATTAAAATTATGCTATAATAAAGCATATGAGTATTTTTCAAGATTTTATTAACAGTGTATTGCCATTTGCTAAAAATAAACCAAATGGTTGGAAAAATGTAAATTGTGTTGCTTGCATTCACCGAGGCGAAACCACGCCAGATCAAAAATTACGTTTAGGATTTCTCCACGAACCAAATGGTTCTGTTAGGATTTCATGTTTTAGATGTGCATTCTATGCTAATTGGTCTCCAGGAATGCTCATATCAAATAAGTTAAAACAACTTTTTTCTTGGCTTAACATAGATGAGGTCGAAGTTAAAAATTTAGAGTTAGGTTGTCTAAAGTTAAAAAATGATTATGACATTTATGAAGAAAATAGTTTTGATGATGAAGTAATAGATTTTAAAGTTATTCTTCCACCAAAAAGCAACTCTTTTACTTATTGGAGTAACCATACAAATATACCAAGTGAGTTTATTAACAGTTTGGAATATCTAATTAATAGAAATGAAAAGTTAATATATTGGTTTAATGATTGGAATTGGAGTCCAGAATTGCCAAATCACATTATAATGCCAATATATCATTACGGTCAATTAGTTGGTTATACTGCAAGAAATATTGATGTAAATTCTAACGCAAAATATTTACTTCATAAAACAGAAAAAACACTCTTTAATATTGATTTAGTAACACACCCTACTAGAAAAAAAATAATATTAGTTGAGGGTCCATTAGATGCTATTGCCATATCTGGCGTAGCAATATTAGGAAATACTATAACAAAACATCAGCAAGATATATTAAAAGGTTCAGATAAAGAAATTATAGTATTACCAGATAGAGATGCTGGTGGTCAAAAACTTATAGATTCTGCTATAAAAAATAATTGGAGTGTTAGTCTTCCAAATTATGATACAAGCTGTAAAGATGCTTTAGACTTGGTTAATAAGTATGGAAGGATAATGGCGATAAAAATGATATTTGACTCCGTCATATCAAATAGTATATTATTAGATATAGAGAGAAAAAAATGGTAAAAAATGAATAACGATCTAGAAAAACAGCATTTAATAATAGAGGCGTTACTCTCTAATAGTGAGCTTTATGGTAGATGCCAAAGCATTATAGAACCTATTTATTTTCATAAGCAATATCAAAAATCTGTTAAATTTATTAAAGAATTTACAGAAAAATACAAAGCTATGCCTACAGTAGAGCAACTTAAGGCGGAAACATCAACTGAATATGTTTTATTAGGTGAAATTAATAAAGAACATCAAAATTATTTTTTAGATGAAATTGAAATTTTTTGTAAGCAACAAGCATTAACCCAAGCTATATTAAAAGGTAGTGAACTTATTGAAAAAAACGATGGCGGTGCTATAGAAAAACTTATTAAAGATGCTTTATTGGTTGGTTTAACGAAAGAATTGGGAACAGATTATTTTGATAATCCAAAAGAGCGATTGTTAAATATGAAAAATTCTAATGGAAAGCTAAGTACAGGTTGGAAAACTTTAGATAAAGAATTATATAACGTAAATCGTAAAGAAATTTTAATATTTTGTGGCGGATCAGGTGCAGGTAAAAGTGTAGTATTGGCAAATATAGCTATTAACATGGCAGCACAAAATCTTAATTGTGTATATTTTACGCTTGAACTAAGTGAAGAATTAGTGAGTATGCGATTAGATTGTATGATTGCAGGCGTAAAAAGTGCAGATGTCTATAAAAAATTAGATGATGTTGATGCAAAAGTAAGAAAAACTGGAAAAATATCAGGAAATATTACTGTAAAAAGAATGCCATCAAACTCAAGAACTATTGATTTACGAGAATATTTGCATGAATATAAAATACAAAAAGGATTTAATCCAGATGTTATCATTGTAGATTATATTGACATTATGATGCCTAACGATAAAAGAATATCCCCAAATGATTTATTTGTCAAAGATAAGTACGTTACAGAAGAATTAAGAGCATTAGCTATTGAGTATAATGCTTTCTTACCAACCGCCTCACAATTAGGTCGTAGTAGCGTAGATAGCTCAGATTTCAATCATGCACATATCGCTGGGGGTATATCAAAAATTAATACTGCGGATAATGTAATAGGTATTTTTAATAGTGCAAGAAGCAGGGATAGAAGTGAAATTGAATTCCAACTTATGAAAACTAGAAATAGTGGTGGATTAGATAAGAAAATAACTTTGCATTATGACATAGAAACCTTAAGAATAACTGATTTAGACGAAACAGCAAATTCAGTTTCTTCACAAAGCAATAGCGTTTTAGACAAAATTCATAATAGAGCAGTTATAGATCAACCAGCAGATATGAAAGAAAATTCTTCTAATGGAAGTTCACCAGAAAATAGAAGTGCAGCTTTACAAGCATTATTAGCAAAAACTAAAAGATAATTTTTATAAATAATCTTTATGAAAGTTAAAGAATTATTACATAAATTTAATATCTTAAATGAAAATGGTAGTAGAGCTTATAATGCTTTACATTTTGTAACAGATTTTTCAAAAATAGAATCTAAATTAATAAAAAATCCTGATGAATATAAAAGCATTTCAAAACTTCCAGTTGAAAGCGAGGCATTTCAAAAACTTAATAGAGATGAATATAAGCAATGGATAAAAGATGATGGTACTTTAACGCCTTTGGGAAAAAAGAATATTACTAATTGGATTGAAGAATATAATTCTAAATTACTTAAAGATACAGAACAAACTCAAAAGACTCAATTTATCAATAAAATTTTTAACCAATATGAAAAACAAATAAAAAATTTTCATAAAGAACAAAATATTGATTTTACACCATTACCTGAAAAAGATTTTGTGGGTGGAAAACCAATATACAAATCTACTAAATATTTCCGTGGGCAAAAACCTTCTGAATATCGTTTGATAATGGTTGGGGATGAGCCAGCTCTTGCCAGAAAAGCAGATCATTGGGGGGCTTTTACTTCAAATATAAAAAGTGTTGAAGACGCCGTTAATTCTGGAAAATATACAAAAGAGGAAGCTGAAGAATTACAATTACAAGACCCATTTGGAAGAATAGGATCAAAATTACATAACTGGAATTTAGTTGGCAGTGACAACACAAGTAAAAAAGTACAAATAGGCTATGTAAAATTAGCTGATATTTTAAAAAATAAATAAGATATATAAAAGTTAAAGAATTATTACATATTGCTTAATGCTTTTTCAATTTTAATTTTTCTATCTTTCATTATTTTAGGAAATTTGCCTCCTAATTTTGCTTCTTGTTCATTATAATCTTGAAGTAAATCTATTAATTGCTTTTTATTTAATCTTGTAGGATTATTTTTTGCTTCTTCAGATTGATATGATTCTTCCTCTTTCATTCGCTGATACTCAGAAAAAGCAGAACATGAAGAATTAACTCCTATTCCACTTATCTTATCAATTTCCCAATCATGAGAATATTTGTTCAAATATACATCTATTGCCTTAGATGCTTCTTCAGCAGTGTTAAAAACTCCAAGGATTTCTATAGTTCCTTTTTCATTTTCATGCCTATAATCAGCATCAATGCCCCAATAAGTTACAACAAACATATAAATCTCCTAAATTTTGTAATTTCACAGTAATATATTTATATGCGAAAGTCAACTAAAAAGTTTTGTTTCAATTTTTGCAATATATATCTTGGCTTTTACATATTCAGTCAAGGTTGGTTTTCTTGGTTTATTTTTAAGTGTAAATTTGCAAGATTTTAAACTTTTATTGCCTTTACTGTGATTACAGCTTTTACATGATGCTACACAATTATCCCAATTACTTTTGCCTCCTTGACTAGAAGGTATTACATGATCAACTGTTAAATCCTTTTCAGAACCGCAATATTGGCAAATAAAAAAATCTCTTATTAGGATATTTTTTCTAGTAAAACTTACTTGTGCTTTAAAAACACTTTTAACAAAATTGGTTAATTTTATTACTTTTGGAATATTAAATGATTTGTTACCTTCAAAATTTTGAACAAACACATCAGATTTTTCAACAATTTCTGCACGTTCTTTTAGTAATAGATTAAAAGCTCTTTGCCATTTTATTAATGAAATGGGACTATAGTCGCTATTTAAAACTATTACTTGACGTGTTGTCATTGCAAATCTCAACAATATAATTATATAAATTCAATTATATCAGAATTTATATGCTTAATCAAGAGATAATTAAACTTTTTTTACAAATTCAAGAAGTTGATGTTTAACAGTTAACGCATTGGTTTTAGCTTCATTAAAACGGGTTTCTAGTAAAGCGTCTCTAGATGTATCATTTTTTACTTGTCTACTAAAACTTACTGCATCACTATAATGTTTTTTGTATTTGTCTTCAAACTCAAGTATTTGCCTTATTTGTGGAGAATAAAAACTATGTCCACCATTTAGCATTTTGGTTATTGCGTTTGCACCTTCAGAAAGATGTAATCCTTCTACAATTTTTTGTCCACTAACTTGATCTGCAATAGTGTATCTTGTTTTTCCTGCTTGATTTGCTAAAGGAAATACTGCATACTTTACACTTTGCATAGCAGTTGGAAACCCAGAATAATTTTGTTGTTGTGGTGCTTGAGGTTGAGCAGCATATGTTTCGTAAAGATTTTGAGAGTTTGCCGTAGGAGCATGATAATAAACTTCATTTATCATATTTGATGATGCTGACATATTGGATGCCATACTTCTAGCAATATCTTGGATACAAGCATCAAACCCTGTTAATGCTTTCTTGATGTCTTTTCTTGCATCCGCATCAACTTGATATTGCTTAAAGTCTAAATTAGTATTAAATGATTCATTAATTTCCATGATTGACGTAACTCCTTGTATTTTACTTTACTTTATTTATAGCTCTTAATTTCTCATAGCTTGTATTAATTTTATATCTACTATTGGATCTAACACTACAATTTCTCCATTACTATCTTGCATAAAATTTCTAGCTCCTAAATCAACACTTAAATCATCTGGATCAAAATTAAGTAAAAATTCAAACATTTCAGTTAATATGCTATCTGGATATGTTTCAATAAATTTGTTATATAAATCTATTTTTGCATAACCCTTATATCCCCAATAAGCATTACTATGAAATTTATTCCAAATATCTATTTCTCTATTAACAATTTTTTTATTATTTGCATCTAATTTATATAATTTAGGAAGTTTTAAAACATAAACAACAAAATCTCGTACTTTAATTTTAGAATGTCCTAAGGCTTCCAAAGTGTCAACATGATCTCCTAATCGTAAACCCATATAACCAGTTAGCCAATCTTGTTTAAATCTATCTCTAGTAAACATAGTTACAGTTCCATCACCATTATCAAGAACTAAGCTAGTCATTCCTTTTCCCAATTTTGGTAAATTTTTATATATTTCTGGAAGACTTTTATAATGAACAGCACAAGGAACTGCTTCGTTAATTTTAATTATTGATTTTTCTATTAGAGATTCCATCATCTGATGAAGACTCATTTCGCTTTCTTGAATACCAACTGCACCAAAACCATTTAGTTCTGCGTGTTTTTGCATCAATGCTATAGGAGTCATATTTAAAGTATCTTGAATGACTTTAGAAGTAACTGGATCAATAAGTCCTAACATCATTCTTCTTTGCCAAGCATTAAGCTCACATATTAAATTTTTGCTTGGGTTTCCAGATTTCATTTCATGAATATTTTTTACTGCTTCTAACACTTCTGGATCATCAACCCCATTAGTAGTATTATAAATTTCATGAACTTTTTCATTATCTTCTTGATTAACAGCATTTGTTAAATTTACAAGTTCGGATAAATCAAGTTTTTCTAAAAAATCATGAACCAATTCATCAGAAATATCTAATATATCTTTAAGTTTTTCGTTAATATCGTTTTCCATTATAAACCTTTTTTATACCTATTTATGTTTATTTTCAATTTGTAATTTTGGATTAATGCTATAAAAATCTTTCTTACGCATTATTGTTTTGGTAACTAAATCCCATTCTTTAGTTCTATCGTTCCATTTTAATACAAAAGGGATATTTAGTAAGGTTGAAATATCACTAAAAACAGCCTCAAAATCATTTGGTGCATAAGATAATTGCTTAGCATATTTTTTATATGCTCCCACAAATATTTTTGTCAATTCTTTATAAGTTATAGGACTTATGTTTCGTGGATCAAAAATTCTTTCTTTAAAATGATTAGAAAAAATCACATCAATATTTGCTTTATGAAATAAATTATCAATTTCTTTCTCAAGGATTTTTAATGATTGAATATTGATGGAATCTTTACTTAAAACATATTCATTAATTATTTCTTCTGATTCTCTCATATTTTTGGTAATAACTCCAGTTTTTAAAAACTTAAAAAAAGAATTACCTCTTAATTCATCATGATTACTTAACTTTTTATCATTCAAAAATAAAACTGCATCAGGAATTTCTCCATTTTTTTCTAATGATTTATAAAATAATGAAACTCCTCTAGCTATAATGTTTGTTCCGTTTCCATCTGCATAAAACTCACCTCCTTGATTACCATATTCATAACCAAGCCTTACCCAACCATGTTCATAAAAATCTTCTATAACAGTATCACTATATTCTTTTCTTTGATAATTTTCTTTTTCATTTCCACATATTTTTATAAAGTCATCATTTGACACATAATCAAAAAGATATTCTGTGTGATGAAGACCTTCAGGTATTAAATGTAATTTTCTATTAACGGAATCGTACCATGCTTTATAAGTGTCAATTCCATTAATTACACTTTCATTTACTGATTCTTTTTGATATACTTTTTGAACATTATCATCTAAAATTTTAATAGTTCCATTTGCAATTTCTTGTCTAAAATTTATTTTTATGTTTGGATCAAACTGTCCTATCCAAATGTTTGGAATATCTTTTAACGAATATTTCCTACTCCAAGGTGATAATCTTATTGCTACTTCATAATCCTTATCACCATTCTGCATTGCTGCAAATGCTCTTGACCTGCCATCATGCCTATCAACAAAGCCAGTAGGTACATCTATATCTAAAAAAGGATGTATAGTTATTTTGCTATTATCAATATCTTTTTGGTACTGTTCTTTTGATAATGCCTTATCTTTAACCATATTCAGACTTATGCTATGCTCTTTATAGCTTGTGGTTAAATCTAAAAACATTTTAGGAGGCATTGTAATGATAATAGTTGCTTTTTCATCCAAAGCATTTCTTTTTTGTTTTTGACTTAGGTTATATTCTAGTAACTCAATAACTTTCATTTTATAAATCCTTCAATAAAAGCACTAGCTTTTTCACTTTTTAATTTATTAAGTAATTTATAAGCAAATAGTTCTGCAAACCATTCTAAATAATCAGTTTTTGAATATTTAGTTGGAAAAAACCCTAAATCTGAACTAGATTCTATAAATCTAGATAATTCTTCTCCATTATGAAAAAGACCCTGATTAAGGAAGTTTTCTGGGTTAGATACTAAAGTTAATTGATTATTTTCATCTTGTGAAACTAATATCATTTTAGATGGATTTTTACTTATCACAACAAATGGAGAAGCTGCTTTATATTTTTTTACCATACCTTGATAAGTTATAATATCACCTACTTTGATATTTTCTAAATTATTCAAAGAACTATCGCAATTTATTTTTATAGAATTTACAAGTTGATTAAATTTTTTTTTAATTTTTTGTCTAGCTTCTTCATTTAGAAACTCATAAAAAAACTTATGACCATATTCATGAATTAAAGTTTGTACAGCATTTGGGATTGCTTTAGCGTTATTGTCTATTTGAATATGTTTAGAATTAGGATAATAACGACCAATAGCATTCCCGCTAATGGGAGAAACTAATATTTTTGTTTTAGTTAAATATCCTAAGTTATTATTGATTAATATATCATTTGCTTCTCTAATTAGATTAGATATTTCTTCTATTTTATTAGCTTTAATATTATCTGGAAATATAATCTCAGATTCTCCTACTTTTTCAAACTTTTCAATAGTTTCGTCAAAGTTAATTCCTGATATTTTAAAAACTACTGATGGAGGCAATTTATCTTTTATCACCAATTCTTTAGATAGATTTTTAATATTATTGAACTTTTCAATTTTTATTAAACCTATTTTTATAAAATATGATTCGCTGTTTTCTAAATTTTCTTTAAAAGTTTCTAAATTGCCTGCTGATTCTAATATATATGGGTTAATTATTGGTAAAATTACTCCATTATGCAATGGTATAAATTTGTTAGCATGAGTAGAATTCCATTCTTTTAATTTATTAGAAGATATTTTTATCAATATTAAATTGGTTGATTGTGCAATTGGTTTTTTATCTAGAGATATTATAGATGTTATATTATTTCTAACATGTAAAGAAACTGCAAAATCTCCGCCTTTATAAAGTCTATATGTAAAAGAAGCTGCTTCTAATAGTTCAATAACTTTCATAAATTAAACCTTTAACCATATTCTATCAATAGTACCAATAGGTCGTGGGTTAAACACTATATATTGGAAACGTAACCAGACATAGTTACCATCAAAATTGTATATATCCATGCCTGTATAATTATTATATTGAATGTTATCAGTATTTGTTGTTGGATCTATTGGAATATTAAACCAACCACCATTGCTAGTATCAGGATTTTCTTCTAATGAACCTTGCACATAAAAAGTTCCACTAAAATTAGTAGTTTTAATACTAAAAGTTTGTAAAGCGGTGTGAATATCCTTAAATGCACTTCCAGGAAATCTACTTGTTACAAATGTCACACTTAACGGCGGATTGATATTATTGAAGTTTATCGCAGTCCAATCTTTTGGTAAAATTAGTTTGCTGGGAGCAAATTTTGGAAAAGGTGCATCTAATAATTCAATTTTACCAGTTACTTCTTGATCTAAAGTAGTATAAAATAAACTTTCTGTACCATCATCATTATTGACTAAAGTAATACAATATTGAAAAAACCCCGCACTCCAATCTTCAATATCGCCAGGTGTCAATTTTAAAGTATAAATTCCGTTTTGTTCATCTGTGTTGACCAAAAATCTCGTAAGCATTAATTCATCATTGTATGGATTAACCACTATACATCTAACACTTTGCCCTAATATCTTTACAGGTAGCCTATCAGAATCTTTTAGAATAAATTCTATATTGTTATTGACGTTACGAAATATTTTTATATCTTTATGATACATAGGATCGTTCCATTTTTGACCTACAAAGAGACATGCCTCAACTTGAATTTGGTCTTGATATAATACAGCTTTTGTTGGCATGATTTTTTTCTAATAAATAAAATATTATACATTAACATATATTTATATTTTAAGCATGTCACAAGACTTAACATTTTTAAAAGAACATTTTCCATTTCTGACAGTATTTAATTATGCTAATACAGAATATGTAGGAGTTGTACAGAATTCAAGCAAATCTGTCACTAGCGTTTATATTTTTAACAGAATTGTCTTAGATGAACAAAAAAAGAAATTTCTTGATCTTGCCAATATATGGTGGAATGAAAGCAATAGGAAAATACCTATCAATTTGTTTTTTAAATCAGATTTTGATGAATTTTCATGTTTTGTTCTTACTTTTATTACAAAAGAGATGGAAATAGTTAGTGGGCATACGGTTAGTATCCAAAATCTAAATAGTAAAAGAATCAAAAGAAAACGAACAGAATTACATATTTTAAAATAAATATAGTTAAATAATTAGTAAGTAAAAATATGAAATACATTGAAATTTTAACAAATAATCTATCTAAAATACAAGAAGCTAGAGTACCAGGACTTCCTTATAAAGAAGAACCAGTAAGTAAGACTAATCCAGTTATTGATAGAGTTATTCTTACTTTAGAAGCCAAAGATAGCGAATTGATGACTAAAATTGCTTTAAAATATAAAAAATTAGATAATATTCAAAAAGCAATAGATAAACGCCGTAATGAAATGAACACAAAAGTTAAAGAAAAAATGTCTGAATTGTTTGATGCAGAAGATGTATGGAGAACAAGAGTAATTGAAACTATAAGTGCAACTATGACTTTAGCAAAACGTAGCGAAGGAACTGCTGCTAAACCAGAAGAACATATCGTAGTAGTAGATTATGAAAAAGTATCAAAAGAACTTTTAAGTTTGATGGAAGGTGAGCTTTTAAAAGCAGGTGCTTCTATATTACTTAAATATACTAAATTTGAAACTTTACCAGCAATACCCGCACAAGAACCAAAAAGTCCTAGTCTTTTAGTGAAGCCAAAAACTAATAAAGCACAAGATGCTGTGAGAGCAGAAAGCATAAACGAATCTATTAATTGGAAAAGCATTAAAGAATGGTTGCATAGTTATTATGAATCATTCTTGCAATGGGGATTGAATTACGATAAAAAACTTAATAAAATCAAAGAACAATTATCTTAGTTTTTCTGCAAGTAAATTTAGCTTAGTTACTATTAATAAAGAATATGCAAAAGCATGAGAACGCTTAAAAGCATAACCTTTATTGTCTTTCTCCCATACTTCCTTTTCAATATCTTTCCATGTCTTATCAGCTAAATATGCTTTTCCAGGTCTAATGATTGCTAACAACATTGCTAATTGTTCTATAGACTTAGGATTTAATTTTTTAACTAAGTGATAGTGATTACTAATATGCGGAAGTTTTTTAACTATTTCTTTATCCAATAGCATTTCCCAATTTGGTTCTCTCTTTGATAATTTTTCTATTTGTTCATTTGAAGAAAAATTACTATATGCACTATTATTTAAAACGTCTATCTTGATATAACCTAAGTTTTCTGCTTCATTAAAATCTATACTGCTCCAACCAGTTACTGGATCAATAGGAATATCTTGAACATATATTCCACTATTATGCGGAATAATCTCTTTGCTTTTTATTTTACTAGCAGGAACATGACTAAAAATAGATAAAACATGCTTTCTATCTAACACGTCAATGTCAATATCTCCATAATCATTTGGATTATTCATTTATTTTTTTCTCTAATCGTTGAATTCTGCTTAAAAGATTTTCTGAAAATCTATCATCTGTAGTAGTTCTTTCTTCTAATTTTTTATGTTTCATCAAATTATTAACTTGCGAGCGTAAATTAGTAATTTCTCTTTCTTGGTTTTTAATTTTATTTTCTAATATCATATTAGATTCAATTAATTGCTTCAAGTATAGCTTTGTGTTTATAACAAAATTTTCACTAGCGACTTTTAATGTAATATCTCCTTGTAACACTTCTACTAAGTGTTGACCAGATTTTAAATTATTCAATCCAATAGTATTAATTTTATACTCTTTATTAGGTGCAGAATTGCTATAGATTGCACCAATTATTTCATTTTCCATTCTACATATCCATTTCTTTAAGAAGTTCTTTACATTCTGCTATTTCTGTTTTACATTTATTAAATCGCAAAGACCATGCAGAATTATCTAATAAGTTTCCTAATAGCTTATATTGACTTGAATCAAATCTATTTAATAAAGTTTCACTTTTTTGGCTAGTAAAGAATAACCAAGGGCTAATTCTACCATTTCTCAAATTATCAATTACCCAAGTAGTAACTGAATCTTTATAAAAATCTTGCAATTCGATATTTTTTATTTCGCAATATTCTGACATAAATTCTATCGTTCTAACCACTGCAATAACAGGATCCTCTTTAATCAAATATATTTTTAAAAAAGTTTCATATACAGATTTTTTTGACCAATCTTTGATTTTAAAGTTACCTAATACTAAATATTCGATATAGCTATCGCAATCAAATATAAGCTGTTCATTTAGCCATTTACCAAAACTAAGGAAATCACAGTATAATTGACTGTTAATAAAATGTTCAAAACTTATTTCTCTATCATTAGTAAGTTTATAAAAAAGTTGATAAGTACGAAATCCCATTACACTATGCTCATTATCTTTGTCTTGCCATCTCATTTTTTTAACACAAGAATGAGCTATTATACTAGATTCTCTTAAGAATTCTTTGTTACAGAATGAACAAAAATGCTGAGATTTCTTATTTGCTTTTGGCATTTTTAAACTGCTCAACTAAAACTTTAATTTCTTTATCTGATAAGGCATAATCTTTAGCAAGTTTTACAAAAGATTCTTCAGAGGTAATCTTTATGAAAACTTTAAATTCTAAGTCATTCATGTTTGGATTTACAATTTTGACAAAATCATATAATTTTTCATTAAAAAGTTTTTTACTTACTGGTATCCACTCATGATATATCTTTTTTCCCAAGCCAACAATAGCCATAAGTCTATGCTGTAAGTCTGGAAATTTAGTAAGTGTCCAAAAATCTTGATTTACTATCTCATTAATCATAGTTAAGTAATACTCATGTAATCCGTTTTGATTAGATGCACTGCTTAAAAACCGCATTAAAACTAACGGAACATATTTTTTTTGCTGTTCTGGTAACAAATTGTCATAATAAAATCTTTCACGCATATCAATAGCTGTTAGACATTTAGTTAAGTCTAATTTTTCTTTATTGAGAGCTTTATCTACTAAATTATTTTTCATATATTTCTATCGTAACATAATTATTGATTTTTTTCAAATTTAATAAATACTATTAGATTTTATATTTAAGGAGTACATCGTGGGAAAACCTATTAATCCAAGAAACTTTGGTCAAACTGGAATTCAAATTAATTTTTGGAACGGTTCATCTGTTATTACTGGCTATATAGTAAAACAAACTGGAACCAATCGTTATAATGTTTCTAACGACAATGGAACAGTTACTGATACTGTATATTTGCAATTAGCAGCTCCTAGTGCTGCTGGACAAGGTCAAATACCCTTAGCTTTATTTGGTGGTGGAACAGCATATGCAAGTGTTGTACTAACAAATTTAGTAAGAACATTTGAAGACTATGAATTGGCTTGGTCACTTGGTGGAAGTCCTGTTGATGCAAACCATTGTACGATTACTCAAAACTCTTAAAATTTTCCTTTATTGTATTTTTGTTAAAAATGCCATCATTAAATTGGTGGCATTTTTTTTATATAAAACTTTCTAAATTAAACTTACCTAGTTTTTTTTGTTGAGGTTCATTAATTATAAAAATGCAATCTGGAGAAGCATTATTATTAATTGGAACTAATAAAAAGTTTTGGGGATTTATTTTTGGAACTGTCCAATAAACTTCAGTATATACGTTTTTTGGTGTAATTGGCATAAATTTTTGCATTATACCTTTTATAGGATTATAAGTTAGTGCACAAAAATTTCTAGTATTTATTTCATGAACTTGTACAAGTTCTACATCACCTGTTTCAGGATCTCCTAGCAAGATACTCCATTCACATGGTATTTTTATAGAATAATTACCTATGCTAAATTCTATAGCAGCATCATTAAAAGTTTCTGTCATTACTAGCGGTCTAAAAAAATAATCAGGATTGTTTTTATCGCTAAAATCAAAAACGCTAAAATGAACGCTATCATTTAATACGGATCTAACTTGATTTAAATCAAAAATAGTATTTTCATTTGTTAATATGTACATTATTAATTACTTTTAATTAAAATTTTATCATTGTTATATATTAACATAAGATAAAAGTTAAGTCAAAATTAATGTTTAATAATATTCATGTGTTTTTCTATTATATGTTGAATTAAAATCATTTGTTCGTGGCTTAAAGTGGCAATTACATCAATAAGTGGTTTTGATATTTCATAACTTTCTTTAGTTACTTCCGTAAAAACCAAAGCCATATATTCTTTTTCGTTATGTGGCAATGAAGTATAAAAATAAGTACAAAAATCCAAGAACGCAAGCTGTTCAGGAGAAAACTGTTTAACAGAATCTTTTAAATTTTCTTTTATGTCTATTTTCTTTTTAAACCAGCTCATCAGTTTCCTCATTAAAATTTTTTTCAATATCATTTTTTAATTTATAATAGTCTTTAATTATAAATTCGTAATCTGAAAAATTTATGCTATAACAATAATTTTCCAAAAATGTTAATTTTAAATAGTTAAATATTTTCATATTTTTACAAGAAATATATAGTAAATTTTCTTTTTGAAATGCTTTATAATCTTTATCATTAAAATTATTTTTGAGATAATCTAAATTATAATAATATTTTATTGGGTTTATTAACTTATTATTAACTTTTACTAAGATAGGATATTCCTCTAAAATTTCTAATGACTTAAAAAGATCTGTCTCATTGAAAATATCTCTAAAAATATTATTTTCATGTTCAATTTTATTTAAAATCCTTACTAAAGATCTTCCTAAACACAATTTAACAAACAATTCTAATAGTTCTTGCTTTTGAGTAATAGAAAATCTATCGTTTAAAAATACTAATTCTCTTGTTTCAAAAAGAATTTTTGTTCCATTTACCATTAAATTAACTAAAAATCCTAAATTATCTGAAGTTCCACATATTTCTTTTGTTTTTTTATCACGCACCGCATAATAATTTGTAAGACAGATTAGTCTCTTTTCATTTAATTTAATATGTGGAATAAATTTGCTCATGTTTTCTACTATAAAATAAAATTTTAATCATGTCAAGGAAAAAAATTTATTGACAATAAATTTATATTTGATATGATTATCAAATAAACAAAGGAGTTTTAATGATAGCCGTACATGTTAAAAACCATTTAGATCAAAACAGTGAATGGGAATTTTTTGGTGTTTTTACAGATGCAAAAGCAGCATGTTTAGAAACAACCAAATTAAAAAGTTATTTTGAACCTATAATATGGAATGGGGAAGACATTAGTACCTATGAACCAAAATTTAAATTTTCTGCTTGTAATATTGATGAATCAAGGATGAAAAAAATAATTAGTACTATTTAAGAAAATTCATTAGTATCAATTTTATTGATACTAAATGGGAATTTTTGTTCTTTGTAGAACTTTTTTCTTTCTGTTAAATGCTTTTTACTATATTTAGTGGTACTACAAAAATCATAAATTATAGCAAAATCTTTATCAGATGCACGCCTTAGACTTCTACCTATACTTTGTATAACCTTTACAAAACTTTTTCCAGCTTCTAAAAAGACAAGATTGTAAATTCTTGGGATATTAATACCCGTGGAAGCTACACCAAAAGTTGCAATTATTATTTTATTGTTTTCAGTAGCAATTTTATCATATTCTTCTTTTCTATCATCAACTTTAACAGCTCCGCTAATAAAAATACTATCCTTAATAATACTTTCAAGATACTTTCCAGTCTTGATATTCTGCACTAATACTAACGTATTTCCGTCTTCACTTATAACATTAACAAATTTTGCTAAAACATTTAATCTTGTTTTATCACTAGTTAAAAAAGCAGTTTCTTCTTGGTAAGTTCTAAAAGTTGCTGAACTTTCTAATTGCATAATTTGAATTTCACAATTACTTAACACGCCAATCGCTTGTAAATCGCTGGCTGTAATTTTATTAATTACGTTACCTATACATGCAGAAATGGCTATTTTAAGATGTTCTTCTTTAGGTAAAGTTCCAGTTAATCCCCATCTAATAGGAACATTTCTAAAAGCTCTGGTTAATAAATTAGTTAGACAAGCCGCAGAACTATTATGTGCCTCATCTACAATTACAGCAACTACATCATCTACCATATCATCTATAGTATAATCACAATTTTCTAATTTTGATTTTTTTTGTAGCATTTCAAGACTTTGCCAAGTACAAATAGTATGCTGCTTTCTAAGGTCTTTTTGATCTCCAAAATAAACACCTACATCTATGCCAAGTAGTAAAAAGTCTTCATGTGTTTGTTTAACTAATTGTTTATTAGGAACAATTAGTATTGTTTTGCCAAGATGTTCTACTTGTTTGCATAACGTAGCAGATAAAATAGTTTTACCAGCAGAAGTTGGAACAATTTGAACACCTTGTAAATTTTTAAGACACGCATTAACCACTTCTACTTGATGTGGCATCAAAATTATTGGTTGATCTGGTCTTGTAGGATGATTAGATGGCCATTTATTATTAGAAATAACATTTTCATCTATAGGATTAAAACTTATATTATGAGAAATTCTCAAATCATCTATGTCAATAGCGTAATTATCTTGTTCAATAAGTGGTATTACATATGATAGTAAATTAATTTGTGTATTACCACCTACTGAAAAATAGGATACTTTACCATCCCAGCGTCCTAATCTAACACTTGGAAGAAATCTTGCATTAGGAACTGTAAATTTTAATGCAGCTACACATTTTCTAATAGTAGCTGGCTCTAAACCAGTTAATTTACAATTCACTTCATCAAGAATAGTAATTAAACATTTTTTCATAGTTATTCTGTAGCGTTGCCAAAAACGTGTGGATGATCTTTCATTAACATATCGAGTTGTTCGTCAGTAATGTTTTTTCTAAATTCTTTAAATTCTCCACTTTTACCACTATAAGCATATCTATTACCTTCTTTAATTAGAATCTTATTAGATTCAAAGAAATCAAAAAGTCCACTATATTCATCCATGCCTTTATCAAAGGGTATATTGATAGATACTTGTTTAAAAATAGCTGAATGGTTAAATCTAGTTTTAGTAACTACACAAACAGCACGAATACCGCTTACTTCAGTAGTTTTATTTCCGTCCTCATCTTCTTTTAATTTTGATTTTCTCATTGCCAAAATAATAGAAGAAGCATACATAAACCCATTACCTCCACTAACCACTGGATCTGGAGAAAACATATTTTGACTACTATAAGTATGGTTAGTTGCAACTACTCCAATATTAAACCTAGCCATTTTTCTATTACAAAAATTAACCAAATGCTTTAGCGTTTTTGCTTTCCTTCCCATATCTCCTTTTAAATCTCCAGTTTCTGCCTGATTTATTTCAGTTATAGTCATCAACATTCCTAGAGAATCAATAACAAATAATACTGGAGGTTGTTCTTTTAATGGAAGATTTCCGTGATCTTTTTCATATTCATCCATAAAATCAGAAATAAATTTACTGACATCATCTACCATGGTTATACCAACTTTTAAAAGTTTTTCTTCGCTGGTATCAACATCAAGAGCTTGTAACCATTGTTCATCTATTGCATTTTCAGTATCAATAATAATAGTATAAATGCCTTGTTTTTGAGCATTTCTTACTATGTTACCACTAGAAATAAAACTTTTCCCTGAACCACTTTCACCTGCAAGCATGGTAACTCTACTCATAGGAATTCCTTTATTGAAATCTCCACTTATCAAATAGTTAAGTGTATAATTTCCTGTACTTATCCATAGCTCTGGATCTGTATCAAATCCTACGTTGATACCCTCAATATTTTTTGTAATAGTTTTTCTAAATTTGCTTACATCTAATGCTTTAGTCAAATTAGCCATAGTTTTATCTTTCTTAAACTTAAACGAAAAAAGAAACAGTACAGCATTAACTATACTGTTTCTTTATTATTATCTTAGTTTTGTTTATTAGCTCTTAATTTTGCCAAAACATCTCTAACATCTTTGGTAGGCTTTTTAGCTTCTTCTACTACTGGTGCTACTTTTGCAACAGGAGCTGAATAAGATTCTTCAGTTTCATATTCATCTGAAGAAGTTTCGACTACTTTTGGTGTATATACTTTTGGTTGAGAAGCAGTATTACCACCATTATTATTCAAGCCATATGGTCTAAAGATTTTAAATTTTTCTTGATCAAATAGTTCACCATTAATACTCGCTTCAAACAATTCCATCATGAGCGTTAGATAAGTACTATCTGGTTCCTTTGACAAGAATTTAGAAAGATCAAATAATCCGTATTGCTCAATAGCTTCACGCTCCGTTTGATTTAGACTTCTTGGCTTTCTTGAAAAACTACTATTATCATAGTTTGCATATTGACCTTGTTTAGTTTTAACAATTCTAAAATCCAAACCATTATCATAATCAGTAGGTAGTACATCTTCCATATCAGGATCTTTGATTGCAGCAATAATTTTATCATGCAAGCTCTGATTTAGAACAAAACGTCTAATTGGATTTTCTGGAACATTTTCCTCCTTAAGAACGCTGTTACATACAAATCCTTGGTAAATGTAACTTACTTTTCTATAATAAGTTCTAGCCAATGCTTTTTCTGCATCAGTACCATTCCACCAATTAAGACTTTTTATTTCTTCTTGAATTGGACATTTTTTATTAAAGGTTTCTGGACAAGTAATAGATACTTTTAAAGGTTTTTCTATACTTGCACCCAAAACTCCAGGAAATGGAAGATTAATAGTTTTTTTAGAAACATGGAACCAGCCATTATCAGGATTACCATCTGGTAAAAACCTTACATGTGCGGTTGAGTTATCTGGAATGTTCCAAAAAGGATAACTAGCATTATCGCTAGTATTTTCAAATTTTTTCCCTTTATTAGTTTCTTGTTCGATTAGTTTTGCTCTCATTTGAGCCAAAGATAGTTTTTCTGTCATAATTAATTTGCCTATAAAAATTTGCCTATAAAAATTTGCCTAGATGTACCACTTTCATCGTACAACACAATATATAATTAACATATATTGAAAAGTTACCTAACATTTTAATTAAATGTTTATCAACTTATATTATTATATTATAGAAATTGGAGTAATTAGTCAAAATTAAAATACATTTTAATTAAAATTAAAGAAAAAGCTCATAATCATTTAAGAATATGAGCTTTTTAAGGTTGAGAGAAAAAAATTTATTATTTTTCTTCTTGTAATAATTTATATTGAATATCTCTAATTTCATAAAAAATATCATCTATATCACTACGGGATTCCACATGACTCCAATCTGGCATTAAATCTAAAAGAGCTAACAAATATTTTTTTGCAGTACCTAATTTTTTAAAACCATCACCCATAACTAAGCTAAACCCATTTGACATAAGAGAAACTTGATACATATTATTTTCTTTAAGATTTGGTTTACCTTTCCATCCAGTGTTAGTAAATCCTTTATGAATAACAAGCCCACCTTTTTGTACTATAATCTTAGCTTCATGTTCAGCATCATAGCCTGCTGGTAACTTTATATGTGTTAGTTTTTCCTCTTTAGCTTCTGAAATTTCTTCAGATTCCTCACATCTTTTTTTCCAAATAGAATTAAGTTTCTGTATCAATTCTTTTTTTTCAGGTGTAGGATTAATTTTATATTCAAATTTAAGTTTTTGAAGTTTTATTAAAATAGCACTATCTGGAGCAGTTTCCCATTTTATTGGTGTCATAACTGCTTCTGTGATACTCATACTGGCTAGTTCCTTTTCAACTTTATCTTTTAATTTTAATAAAGCAGGATCAATAACTTCTCCTGATAATTCTCTTTTAGAAATTTTTGCTAAAAATATTTTTTTATCTAATATTTTTATTTCTTTTACAATTTTCTTAAGTTCATTATCTATTTCATGAGAAGGATTTTTATAAAATTCATTAGCTAATTCATCACTTTTTTTACTTAATGCAGCACGTTTTGAAATTAAAGGATCAATGTCGTTTACTTTATATTCACTTTTAAGTACTTTTTCAAGTTGCTCTTTCTTTGAGAGCAATCTATCATCAACTATTCTTCCTTGCATTTCTATTTTTTTATTAACTGCTGCAAGCATATCTTCAATATCTTGTTTTGAAAAGGATTCATTAATATTTTTTTCTTGATCTCTTGCTCTTTTTTCGTTTTTATCACCTAAGTGTTTATTATAATCCATTGCAGCAAGTTTGGCTGCTTTTTGAGATAAGTAATGTCCTACGACTTTATCTGCCTTTTCTGCATCCCACATTACATATACTGCCCATTTTCCAGCCTTATCATCAAATTCATAATAATAATGTTTTTCAAATGGTGCAGGGAAATCTAAGACTTCTTCTTTAAGATTACTATATGTATCTGTTAGTTTAGCTCTTTCATCGTAAATAGAATCAAGTTTTCTTTCTAAGCTAGCTATTTTATCTTTATTGTTTTCAGTAGCATATAAATCTATTAGTTCTGACAAAATCTCATCACACATTTTTACAAGTTCATCTTCTTTTTTTCTAACTTGTTTTTTACTAATAAATTGACCTTTTTCTGGAAAAGTCAAAACTTGACTTTCAAAAAGTGCTTTATCTTTACTTAATTGATCTAGTAATATTTCATTTGTCATTGGTAAAATTCCTTATAATTTAATTATATTTATTAAAAAATCTAATTAAAAACTCCCCAAAGTGGTGTTTGTCTTTCTTCATCAGAATCATCAACACTTTCGGAAAATTCTTCTCTAATAAAATCATCGTAATTCATTACTCGTTCGAATAGGCAAATAATAATAATCGTTGCCATAACTAAATCATCATGTTCAGTTCCTTTAGCTGCAAAACTTGCACCTTTACTAACAAAATTTTTAAGTTGACTTACCAATGGTCTGCTTGTAATGTGTAATCTGTTTTTTTCTATTAGGCTTTTTAATTTAGCACAGGCTTTAAGTTTTGCAGAATTGGTCATATTAAAACCACGTCTATCTATAGAAGTTCTACCATTTTTTTTATCACTAATATAAGTTCCGGGGAAATTATCTTCACCAATTTCTCTAATAATAACATTAGCACTATCTAAATTGTTCTCTAAACTCCAGTATATCTCACCATCACGATTACTTCCGTTTATATCTTGATTTTCTTGAATATATTTTAGAATTTCTCTTAATAATTTTACTTGATGTTCTATTCCTGTTTTATTATGCTGCCACTCTGCCACTTGAATCATTTCAGGAAGTTGAAAAACTTGTATTGCTGCTGGGTCTCTCCCAACACCCATACTAGGATCTAATGCAACTAAATAGGTTTTATTTGGTAATGGTCTGCTATACCATCTTACTCTACCCATAACAAATTCAGGGTCTTTACCTTTTAATTTAGCTAAACATTGAGCATCTATCAAGGTATCCTCAGATGTTAAGAATACACAAGCATGTTCTCTTTCAAATTTAGTATCATCATTTAATACTGCTCTTTCTGCCTTTTCCCATGCTTCATTTCTTCCTGGATGATCTGACCAAATAAATTTAGTAGCCTTAAATTGATTTCTTCCTACACCATTAGGTAATTCATTACCATATTCATCAAAAGTATTTGTAGCGTCAAACCAAATTTTAGCAAAAGTATCTTCATCACTGCTTGGAGTGCTAGTAATTATACATTTTCCTTTAGAACTGCTTAATGTTGGCCATACTGCTGCAAAGAACTCACGCTGTATTTTTGGGTCAATAACTGCAAATTCATCACAATAAACTAATGATAAACTTAAACCCCTTGCACTATTTTTGGTAGTAGCTCTCGCTAATATTCTACTTTTATTATCAAATCCTACACTTTTTTTGTTATAGTATTCAACGCCTGGCTTTAACCAATTTGGTAAAAGTTCATAACTATATTTTATTCTATCTAATATTTCTATTGCACCTTCTTGAACATTGCTTAATATAAGAATAGTTTGAGTACTATTAAAGATAGCTAACCATAAAATATATGCCATAGAGCAAGTTGATTTTCCTAACTGCCTAGAAACAAGTGTTATATTAGCACGATGATTAATAAAATTATTGATTATTTCTTTTTGAAAATCATAAAGAAGGAATTTTTTATTTCCACTTTCAGAAACTATATAAACATAGTTTTCGATAAAATAAAAAGGATCGCTGGCACATTTTAACAACTCCTCAATCTGATAAGGAGTAAATTCCTGTTTCTGGTTTGCAACTTTTACAGGATTTTCTGTTTCTATTATAACTGGTTGTTTAGGTTTTTTTGACATATTTACTATTTATATAGCAAATATGTCATTATTGCTTTTTAAATCAAATTAACAATTATTTTGACATTAAAATTAATAGTGTCATTGTCACATTCAATATGAACTCCTTTAACTATTAAAAGTTTAGTGAATAGAGACTTTAGCCTTCTATGGTTTTTGCAAGGATAGATAAAAGTAATTTCTGCTTTGTTATCAACATGTTTTTTGTCAAAATTTATAAACATTTTTTGTAATAATGTAATTACTATATCTAAATTTTTCATAATAAAATTTTTTACTTAATCCATTTATCTATTTAAAAAGTTTTAGTACATTCCTCCGCCTTGATTTGGTACTTTGTCTTTTTCTTCTATTGGAGAATCAACAATTACAGCCTCAGTCGTTATTAATAGACTACTAACGCTTACTGCATCTTCTAAAGCAGTTCTTACTACTTTGGTTGGATCAATAATACCTAGTTTCATCATATCGCCATATTCTAAGTTTTGAGCATCGAACCCATAGTTAGTATTTTTATGCCTGCTAACATTATAAACAACTTCGCTAGAATCAATACCAGCGTTAGTTGCAATTTGTCTAATAGGAGCTTCTAATGCTTTTTTAATAATATCAATACCTGCTTGTTGATCTGTATTTTTTGCTTTCAAATCCTTTAATACTTTAACAGAGAACAATAAAGCACTTCCGCCACCTGGTACAATACCCTCTTCAACTGCTGCTCTAGTAGCATGAAGTGCATCATCTACCCTATCTTTTCTTTCCTTTACTTCTACTTCAGTAGTTCCACCTACTTTCAACACAGCAATACCACCAGTCAATTTTGCAATTCTTTCTTGCATTTTTTCTTGGTCATATGGACTTTTAGTAATACTTATTAACTGTCTAATTTCAGCAACACGTTGTTCAATGTTTTCTTTTGAACCACTTCCGCCTACAATGGTAGTTGTTTCTCTATTAATAATAACCCGTTTTGCTTGTCCTAGCATTTCAACAGTTACGTTTTCTAGTCTAGTACCAAAATCTTCGCTTACTACGCTTCCATTGGTTAAAATTGCTATATCAGTTAATAGTTCTTTTTTGGTATCGCCATAACCTGGAGATTTAACTGCAACAAATTTTAGATTATTTTGAATTTTATTTAAAACTAAAGTACTAATAACTTCATTGTCAAAGTCATCTGCAATAATAACTAATGCTCTGCTTGCTTGAGCTATTGAATTACAGATATTAACTAAATCCTTCATGGAGTGAATTTTTTTATCATACATTAAAATAAAAGGATTTTCAAAATCTACCGTTCCTTTTTCAGGATTAGTCATAAAGTATGGACTTAAATACCCTCTATCAAATTGTAATCCTTCAACTATTTGTACTTCAAACTCAACGCCTTTTGCTTCTTCTACAGTAATTACGCCTTCTTTACCTACATAAGACATCGCTTCTGCAATTTTTTCACCAATAAGTCTATCACCGTTAGCAGAAATTGTACCTACTTGAGCAATTTCTGCATTGTCATGAACTGGTCTACTACGTTTTTTTAAATCTTTGATTACTTCTGCAACAGCAAGTTCCATACCTCTTTTAATATCCATTGGATTCAAACCAGCAGCAACTACTTTACTTCCTTCAACCGCAATAGCTCTTGCAAGCACTGTAGCTGTTGTAGTGCCATCACCAGCTAAATCAGCAGTTTTACTTGCCACTTGCCTAATAAGCTGTGCTCCAATGTCTTCATATGGATCCTTTAAGCTAATTTCTTTAGCAACACTAACACCATCTTTAGTTACATGTGGACCACCATATTTTTTAGCGATAACAACATGTCTTCCTCGTGGACCCAAGGTTACAGCGACAGCATTAGCTAACTTTTCAACACCTGCAAGTATTTTTGCTCTTGCATTAACACCAAATTCTAAATCTTTTGCGACCATTTTAATTTTCTTTCTTTTATATTGTGAATTTTTCTATTTTATATGGATCTATGCTGTGAAGACTTTTAAAATATTTAATAGTCACTTTAACACCTTTAGAACGTAAAATTGTTGGTAATTTATAATAATCATATTTTTTTGTTTTTCTATCATAAATTTTATTAGTAATATTAGATAACTTTCTATTATAATCATTTAATTGAAAATCAATATATGTTATTAAAAAACCTTGCCTTCCTGTATAAGTGTGTAAAATAGTTTTACGCATAGTTAAATCTTTCTACTTTATATGGAGGTTCAGACCAATTTCTATAATATTTAATAGTCACTTTAACACCTTTAGAACGTAAAATTGTTGGTAATTTATAATAATCATATTTTTTTGTTTTTCTATCATA